CAACAACAGACGATGTAGAAGTGCCCTTTGGTGAAGTAACAAGGATTCAAGTATAATGGGTAAAATTAAATCAGCTTATCATGAAGATATAGAATTATGTGGACACATAATTGATGAAGCTTATCACAAAATATTAACTACTTGGAAAGAAACATTATTAGATGCAAAAATAAAAGAACCACGAGTAGATACATATAGATTACTAATAGATAAAGTTGTAGAGAAGTGTGAGAACTATGATAAAAACCATGAAATACTTGAATCACGATTAAATTTTTCTTGGGAATCTTTAGTAAAAGCTTACTTACAGGAGATGCAATATGACAGAATTTACTAACGAAGTAAAAAAACAGGAGGAACAAAGTGATGGATAAAAAAACCATACAAGACTTGGCACAAGAAATATCTTCTGAAGTAAAACGATTAAGTGAAGGAAGAGAAAAGATTAGGCAAATCAGAGATGAACTTATGGCTGCTGGTTATAAAGAAGCAGCAGCTTGTAAAAGAATAGCTGAAGCAATTCCTATCGATTATAGAACTTTACAAAAATGGCTTAGAGTAGATGCAACAATATCTACTAAAAAGTTTTTAGAAATGCTTATTTTTATAGATGCTTATGTAGATTTTGAAAAAGAACTTAAAACAGGTAAAAACCAATGACAGAATTTACTAGCGAAGTAGAAAAACAAAAGGCCTTGCTTCAATTAGAAAAATGGAGAACTTATGTTAAATTCTCAGAAAGCGATTGCTGGAGAGGAACTAGAATTGTAAAGTTCAATGATGAAAGCATAAAAGTTTTTGAAACAGGAACTGGTAAACTTTTAAAAGAAATAAAAAGCCCTCATAGAAGACGAACATTAATAGATATGATGTTCAAGCCTAAATAACATTCACCCCCGGAGCAAAGGAGTACTTGTGCAATACTATTTTTACATCAATTTTTATTCACCGACGCGAATTCCTGTCGTGTGCAACACAACTAATACGAACACTAACACCAATAGGTAAATTTATATGATAACAATAACACTCGATTTTGAAACATATTACGATGTTCATTTTTCCTTGACAAAGATGACAACACCTCAATACGTTAATCATCCTGATTTTAAAGTATGGGGGGTAGGCATTAAAGTCGAAGATCAAGAAACTATATGGTTACAACCAGATGAAATAGAATCTGAATTTGCTACGTACAACTGGGAAGACGTAGCTCTTGTGTGTCAAAACACGCCTTTTGATGCATACATACTTTCCCAGGTATACGGAATCAGTAATGTAGGTTATTACTACGATACAGCAGCGATGAGTCGTGGTTTGTACCCTTCACAAAGTGCTAGCTTATCTGCACTCGCAGAACGCCTCTGGCCCAATGATGTAAGTATGCGTAAAGGACTTGAACTTGTTAATGCAAAAGGTGTACGTGATCTTGACCCACAACTTGATGCTGAAATAGGTGGTTATTGTATTCAAGACTGTGAACTTACATATGCGGCCTGGGAAAAAATGTGTACAAATTATCCACAAAGCGAACTTGATCTCATAGACCTGACAACTCGTATGTATGTTGAACCAAAACTAATGTTAGATCCTGAAGTATGTATTGCTCATCGTGACAAGCACAAATTAGCAGGCGAAGCTGCTGTGCGTAATTCTGGTATAGATAGAGATATACTTAGTTCGAATCCAAAGTTTGCACAATACATTGAAGAGGATCTGAAGATTGTAGTACCAACTAAAAAGTCTCCACGCACAGGTAAGATGATTCCAGCATTAGGTAAAACTGACTCAGCCTATATACAAATGTGTACTATGTACCCAGAACACAAACACATCTGGGATGGAAGAACTGCTGTAAAATCACGAATCGAAGAAACAAGAGCCGATAGATTTCTACAAGCTATTAATAAAGACGGAAGTTTTTCTGCCCCCCTTAAATATTATGCTGCTCATACAGGTAGATTTGGTGGTACAGAGAAACTTAATTTACAAAACTTACCTAGAAACAGTGCTTTAAGGCGTGCAATACAAGCCCCTTCAGAAGAGCTATTGTATGTATGTGATTTAGCAAACATAGAAGCTAGAATGCTTGCATGGTTAGCAAATGAACCTTACTTACTTCAAAGCTTTGCAGCTGGCAAAGATGTATACAGTGAATTTGCTTCCCAAATATATAACAGACCTATTACAAAAGAAGACAAACTTGAACGCTATGTAGGTAAAACAGCAGTTTTAGGTCTGGGTTATGGTATGGGAGCTGACAAATTTAAGTATACACTTTCAACTGGATCACCATCTGTTGACGTAAGTGATGTAGCAGCTAAAACTATTGTAAATCAATACCGTACTTTTTATCCAAATATCCCAGCTTTATGGAATCAATGTAAACAACTGCTATATGCAATGTTAAATCAAGCGCAATCTGGCACTACTTATGGACCATTGACCGTGGGTCTTCACCAACTAGGATTACCTAATGGTATGGCTCTTAAATACCCTACACTTACATACAGTCCCAAGGACGGACAGTTTATGTATATGTCATATAAACGTTCAGAACGTCTGTATGGTCCAAAATTAACAGAGAACATTGTCCAAGCGCTTGCAAGAATTGTGTTAACTGACCAAATGTTGATACTACAACAAGAGCCCGAGCTGGACGTTGTATTAACTGTGCATGACGAATTAATACTTAAAGGGCCCAGTACAAATTGTGAAACACATATGAATCGAATTCTTGAAGTAATGAAAACTCCGCCTGACTGGTGTAAAGACCTTCCATTAGATGCTGAAGGAGGGTATGATATTTCCTATTCTAAATAACCATATGAACTGTGAAAAATCTAATACTGACAAGGAGGAAGGGGGAGAAGATTGTTCTACACATAGACGGACATGTTGTAGCTATGTGCACAGTAACTGGGTTAGGAAACAGACAAGTTAAACTAGCTTTCGAAGCAGACAAAGAAATTAAAATTGACAGAGAAGAAATATATCAGGATAAATTATGATATTGTAAAATCTCTAGGAGGGAAATAGCATGGAACTTATATTCTTAAGCTCTAAACAAAAATTAGTAAAAGAAATTTCAACTCAGGGTGTAACGCCCTATCCATTAGTAAAAAACTTTACATCACACACTGAGATGGTGGAAGACTGTGATGAATTTTACGATGCACTTACAACACACGCGCAGCTGGGCCATTGTTTGCACAAAGGAGTGCTAAAGAAAAAATTAAAAAACTCCCCCAGAGCAGGTATAGCAGATCGCAACGCCCCGACCGATTACATAGTATTTGATTTAGACGGATTACATTTACCCAATAGCAGTATTACGAATGTAATTGAACAGGATGATATAAAAACTATAGCAAAACAGTTTGTACATCTTTTACCATCAGAATTCGATGATGTAAGTTACATAGCACAAGCCAGCGCCAGCCTAGGAAATAAAGGGAACAATATATCAATGCACTTATTCTTTATGCTTGATAGACCTGTATATCCAAGAGCTTTAAAAGAATGGTTCCGATCTTTAAACTATGAAATTCCTATAATAGCCGAACAATTATCTTTATCCTCAAATGGACAATCTCTTTCTTATCCAATAGATATATCAGTATCTGACAACTCTAAACTTATTTATATTGCCCCACCTAAATTTACTGGTGTACAAGACCCAGTATCTGGTTCACGATTTGTAAAGATTAACCGTGGATCATCGACCGTTGACATATTCCCATTGCTCAAAAATGTTAACCGAGAGCGTATAACTAATCTTGGTATTCAAATAAAAAATAACTTACGTAAAGAAGCAGGACTGCCGAAAAGAAATGCTAAAACACAGAATCTAAGTATTGGAGATGAGTTTGTAGAACTATTAGACAATCCAGATAAAGTTACAATACAAGTGTCACGGATCTCTGAGCCGTATGTAAACTGTAATGTTAATGGAGGAGACAGCGGTGGATATTATTTCTTATTAACTAACCCCCATTATATGTACAACTTCAAGGGAGAACCTATATGGGAGATAGAAAAAGCCGACCCCGAATTCTATAGGTGGATATTCGAAGAATTTGAAAATGATATAAGCAAAGAAAAGAATCTAAAGCCCGTAGTATTAAGAGATTTCTTTACCGACACATACTATAACGGATTATTTAATACTAAATTACAACAGTTCGATGATAAGTTCCCACTAACCCCAACTAATAAAACTAGTCTAGAAGGATTTATGAAAACTCATAATCGTCCTACCCCAGAATTTGTTCCCGATGCCCGTGTTGTTTTTGATCCCTCAGATTCCACGGGCATCAACCTTACAGAAGTCCCTTATTACGTGAACATGTACCGTCAGAGTGAGTATATGCTTAACTTACAAAAACCTGATGAGGATCTAGAATACGGTACAGCAATTAAATTAGTAGACTCAACGCCGAATGTTTATAAATTAATATCACACATACTTGGAGGCGCCCCGGCCGAGTTTGAACACTTTATTAATTGGCTTGCTTACATATATCAAAATAAAAATAAAGCTATGACAGCGTGGATACTTACAGGCGTCCCCGGCACTGGTAAAGGTTTGTTCATACATAAAGTATTAAAACCTTTATTTGGAGAAGCCCAAGTACCTATGCGAGCTTTAGAAAATATAGAAGAACACTTCAACTTATATATGAGAACAGCATTATTCCTAGCAGTAGATGAGTTCCGAATGGGCGATTCAGGCAATATAGGTAAAATGGCTGATAAATTAAAACACCAAATAACCGAACCGAATCTTACAATTCGTGCGATGCGTACAAATCAGGTAGAGCTTCCGAGTTTTTGCAACTTCTTATTCTTAACTAACCGAGCCGATGCAGTAAAAATAGAAGAGGGTGACAGACGTTACAACGTAGCCCCCCGACAAGAACGTAAGTTAGAAGAAGTATATCCAGAGTTACTTACAAACATCCAGGAGCTGCACCTGGAGTTGTACAAACTAGCAGGGGTATTAGAAACATTCAAAGTAGATGAACGCATGGCTCATACAGTATTAGAAAATACTGCTAAACAAGAGATGAGGCAAGTCAGCATGTCTGTATTAGAAGAATTTGCTACTGCAATAAAAACTGGAGATTTACCTTTCTTTACTGACATATTAGATATACCACTTACAAACGCATTCGATGCTGGTGGAATAAGTACATCACAAAGATATGTAAAGAATTGGATAGCTACTGCTAACGAAGAACTAGTTATACCTATAGCCCATCTTAAACTTGTGTATGACATACTTACAGACAGCAAAAATAAAATGTCTGTAAGAGACTTTACAAAAGCGATGTCACGCCTTAATATAAAACCCAGTCGGAAGAGAATCGGTACCGACAGAGCAGCTTCAGCCCCCAGGGGAGTTGTAATAACATGGATAATAACGGAAGATATTAAAGATAACTTAATTAAGGATTATTTCGATTCGAATGACCAATCCCTCCTCAATACCGCCTAAACTTACATCTGATAAAAGACCAGATTTAATTGAAGCGTTTACAAAACCAGATGAGCTGGGACTTGTACCCGCTTGGTCTTATTCAGGACTTAAAGTATATGAGACTTGCCCATATAGAACTTATATAGCTAAAGTTAAAAAAGTATATGAGGAAGCAGGCCCTGCTGCCGAACGAGGTTCACGTATTCATCAACTTGCTGAAGATTATGTGCAAACTAAAATAGGTGAATTACCCGATGAATTAAAAAAATTTGCTCCACAATTCGAAGAGCTCAGAGAGTTGTATTGTGAAGGAAAGGTAGAAGTAGAAGGAGAATGGGGATTCACTTTAGATTGGGACATTACAGGTTGGATGGATCCTGACACATGGGCTCGTGTTAAGTTAGATGTAATTGTACATGAGTCAGAAACTTCAGCTCGTGTAATAGACCATAAAACAGGGAAAAAATTTGGGAATGAAATAGCTCATGGCCAACAAGCATTGACCTATGCTATTGGTACATTTTTTCGGTACCCTTTATTGGAACATGTTCAAACAGAGTTATGGTATTTAGACCAATCAGAAACTACAACACAAGCTTATACTAGAGATGAAGCTATGATATTCGCACCTGGGCTACACCAGCGTGCACTTGAAATGACAACAGCTACAGAATTCCCACCAAATCCTGCTAAAGATAATTGCAGATGGTGCCCTTACAAAGAAGGAGAACATCCTATTTGTGAGTGGGGCGTTAAATAAACCCACAATTACTCCAACAATCATAGGTTTTACCCTACGATGTTTTTTTATATGTATATATAGGAGTAAAAATATATGTCGCTAATAAAAGCAAAAAGTCTAGCACATAAATCACTTAGAATTTTATGTCTAGCAGGCGCTGGAGCTGCTGGTTTAAGTATTACAGCTTTAGCTTTTCTTTACACCATACAAGCGGTTGGTCTTACACTGATACTTGTATTATTTTCAATAATTTTATGGAGGTTACGAAATGCATAGTTTTGTTGCTACTGCTACCACTTTATTGTGGATTCTTATAGAGGCCATTCAATTTGGCTACATGGCTTATTTAATTTGGAGGGAAAGAAACAATGATTACAATAGGTATAATCAGCGCGTTAGGTCTCTTATTGCTAGCGTTTAAAGTAGCGGGCAGAAAAGTTATTGGTCTAGATATATTCTTTGACATTGGTATAACTATTGCCCTCATGATTATGTTTGCTGGTACTTTTAGTGGTATGGCTGCTGCTATGATTGGTGGACTTTCTGTATCTATAGTGCTTCTTATCATGCGTAAAACCATGACTCATGAAGTGCTTAAGATTGAGAAAGGTAAGCCTACATGGAAGAAAGTAAACCCTTAAAAGCCACAAACATGCTATAATAACCTTGTATATCGAGGATCGATATTACTATGAACGATATTACTATGAACGACGAATTAAAAGCTTATGACCATCAGGTTGTCACAACCAATTTCATACTTAATAATCCAAGATGTTTAATTACATCTGATCCAGGTACTGGTAAAACTAGATCTGTATTAGATGCATTTGTACAACGGGGCGGGAAAATGCTTGTTCTTGCTCCCTTATCTATATTAGAAGCTGCTTGGGTAGATGATATAAAGAAATTTCAACCCAATATAAAATATGGGTTAGCTTATGCAAGGAATCGTGAAAAAGTATTTAGTGACTTAGATAACGAGGTTATTATAACTAATTTTGAAGCTGTTAATTTTTTAGTAAAGAACCAACATTTACTAGATAGCTTTGACACAATCTGTATAGATGAATTTACAGCTTATAAAAACAGAACATCTCAAAGATCTAAGAACTTAGCTAAAATTATTCATAAATTTGAATATAGAATTGCAATGTCAGGCACACCTAATAGTAATACTATATTAGATATATGGCACCCAACATATATAATTGATGATGGACAGCGCTTAGGTAAGCGTTTCTTTTCTTTTCGCAACCAAGTTTGCACTTCTAGATTTAATGGGTTTGCTAACGAATGGATAGATAAACCCGATGCAGAAGAAGCAGTGGCTAATGTATTAAAAGATGTTGTCATACGTTATGCTTTAAATGACTGCATAGATCTCCCTGAAACTTCTATTCATACTATGTACACTAATCTATCTAATAAAACTAGAAAGGCATACAACACACTGTCTGAAGAGTCAGTGTTGTACACACAACAAGGGACCATCAATGCTGTAAATGCAGGAGCTAGAGTTAAAAAACTATTACAACTCATAACCGGCGCAATCTATGATCAAGAAGGTAACGTACAATTTGTACACGAAGAACGTTATGAATTAATAATGGACTTAATTGAACAACGTAAACATTCTCTAGTAGCATTTAATTGGAAACATGAAAGAGATAACTTAATTGAATTAGCAGAAAAACGTAAAATATCTTACGCTGTCATTGATGGAGATGTAAATGTAAAAGAGCGTAAATCTATAGTAGATAGATTCCAAAACGGCCATCTCCAAGTATTATTTGCCCACCCACAAAGTGCAGGACATGGACTAACTTTAACTAAAGGGACTTGTACTATATGGTCTTCTCCTACTTATAATGCAGAACATTTCCAGCAATTTAATAGAAGAATTCATAGGGCAGGACAAACTAATAAAACAGAGACTATATTAATTGCAGCTAGAGATACCTGGGAAGAAGCTGTATATGAAAAACTAAACACTAAAATGGGTAGAATGGAAAACTTATTACAGGTACTATGTCAATTATCACAATGAACAAGAAGATAATACTAGACATTGAGACTAGAATAGCGGTAGACACTTTATCTGAATTACCTACTAGCGCTCTTGCTACTGCACTTGTATTTGCAATAGCTGAAAATATATCTGCGCTTGACCCACCCTCCGATGATGAACAAATGAATATCATACTAACTGAAGCTTCTATGCAGGCAGTGCAACTAGCTGAAGGTATCGATATACTTTTTAATTCAACTAAAGAAATAACGAGGCATTAATATGGAAGAAAATTTAGATGACATAATGAACAAGCTAACAGATATGCGCGAAGTTATAGCTACAACCGAACAAGGTTTAAAAGAGCTAAAACAACGCAAGAACGATCTTGAGGCTCAACTAATTGCTAAAATGGAAGATCAGGGAATTGATCGGACGGGCAATGATCGGTGTTCAGTTTCTATTAAAACAGAGACTGTTCCTACAGTGGAAGACTGGGACGCAGTGTACAAACACATTCTCTCTACGGAGCAGTTTGAGTTACTACACAAACGCATGTCAGCCTCTGCTTACCGAGAATTTCTCTCCTTGGACATGGAGCTCCCAGGAGTGAAACCAACGGACGTGATTCGTATTAATTACAGATCACGATAACATTAACTATGAAATAAGGAAGAAGAACTATGGTTGAAACTACAACAATAGACCTTGTATCTAAGGACGTTCCCGCTCACGTAGTAAAAGGAACCGGACTAGGTAATGAAGAAGTGGGTAAAGACCACCTTCAAACACCTAGAGTTAAGCTACTTCAACAATTGTCGAATGAGGTTGATCCTAACCACAGCGAACATATTGAAGGAGCTAAAACTGGTGACTTTATAAATAGCGTAACTAAAGAGAATTATAGCACCGAGATGTATGTCTTGAATGTCAAATTCACTGAAGAATTCGTTGTTTGGAAAAAGCGTGAAATTGGTGGCGGCTTGGTAGGTAATTTTAAAAGCCTAGCAGAAGCTACTGACTATCTAACATCCCAAGATTTAGATGTCGAACAGCATGACATAATACAGACTCAGTCTCATTTATTAATGCAGAAAGACGCTAAAACTGGTAATTTAGGTATACCTTTTATTATGGACTTTGCGTCTTCTAAGTTGCGTGTATCACGCTCTTGGAATTCACAAATCCAAACTAAAGGTGGCGATCGTTTTGCTTCTCTATGGAAAATGAAATCAGTACAAACAGCCAATAAAGCTGGACAAAAGTTCATGAACTTAGGTGTCGAGTTTGAAGGTTGGACGACTGAAGAAGATTACATAGAGGCTAAAAAGCTTTACGAAAGTCTATAAGCATAGCTTATGAATGAACATTCGTTCATTAGGTCTATACACACAAGCATGTCTCGCGATGTGTTTGTGTGGAAGATCTCCGATAAATATCAAGGAGGAGTCCCAGATACATTTTATTCGGGCCCTTCTGGGTATTTGTTTATTGAATATAAATATGAATCTAAACTACCAAAGAAATCTACCACTAATATAAAGATTGCACTTACAGAGCTCCAGCGCACCTGGTTAAGTAGAGCTCAATCTCATAAACATCTTACATACATAGTACTAGGATCCCCTGCCGGGGTGTACATCACAGATGATATTACCGAAAAAGAAATTACAAAAGAAAGACTAGTAGAAGAATCTATTACAAAAAAAGAATTCATTAGTAGAATAGAAATGGTGTGCTTGAAAAATAGCCCAATATTATAGGAGTTAATATGAAAGGAGACCCAGTTAATAACCCCCTGCATTACAATCAAGGCCTTATAGAATGTATAGATGCTATACGAGCCATGCTTAGCCAAGAAGAATTTATAGGCTACTTACGTGGTAATTCATTGAAGTACCGTTGGAGATTTCGTTATAAAAATGGTGTGCAGGATTTAGAAAAAGCTGAGTGGTATGAAAACCGCTTAAAAGAAGAGCTAAATAAATTAGACAAACACTAGAAAAAGTGTAATATTATCAAAGCTATAGGCACGAAAAACTGAAAAGTGGAGGTTTTATGTGTAAAGTAGCGACCCTAAACGGCGAATGTCAGAGTCTTTCTGACAGCCCTTGTATTGGTTGGTGTACCACCAGACAGTTCGGAGACGAACGTTGTAAAGGTTGTGGTAGGCTAGAATCCGAAATTCAGCAATGGCAAGAATATACCCCAGTAGAAAAGAAACTTATTAATATAAGGAACGCGGGGGATGGTTTTACTATTAGGCAGTGTGTGCCTCTTGGTTGGAGACCAGCTCCTATAAGTGGTATAATGCAGAAGTGAAATCGAGCATTAGATTGATTAATGCAAATCAACAATATTACAAAGGAAAAATGATGAAGACACTAGTACTAGTTTTCTTACCTTTTTTGATTCTTGGTGGTTGTACAACTCTTACGACAACTATAGATTCTGGTAAAAATATAGGTAATGCTGCAATTGATGATACTGTAAGTATTGGTCAAACAGCTATATCTATACCTGTTAATGCAGTAAAAACCATAGTCGACAAGGTTGAAGCAGAGGTAAATAAAGACCCATCAACTGAAGATAAGAAATAATAGCCCTATAAATAGGCTATTACTTATTAGTAAAGGAAAAAAAGGGCCTGATACATGATGTATTAGGCCCTTTAGTTTCTCATGGGAGGGAGAAATTCTTACGATACGTAAACCCACATTTCTAATGTGCCGGTTGCAACATCAGTACCTGGAGCTACTGTACAGAGAATATCAACTGTATTATCAGCAGTATACGGATGAGGTGCGCCGTTAGCATCTTCATGATCTGTTCCGCCAGCTTGACCAACTGTAGAACCATCTATGAATCTGTCAACATCACCGTCATCACCAACGTCAAGTACTAAAGCAGTACCAGCGTCTAGATCGCTTGATTTAATTTTAACATCATGAACAGTTTCTCCAGCAAATACGTCTACCATTTGGAAGACATCGTTTGCATTAAGAGCTGCTGTTACACTATATTTAGCGTATCTAACGCCTAAGTTGCCATCTGGAAAAGGTTTGAAAACCTGATTTCCATCAACTTGTGGAGAAGTAAATGTAGCCATTTTTATTCCTTATAATATAATTAAACAAATGTACTTATGTACATACATTAAACATAGTGCCTTTTTAGCATATGTCAACTATTATGGAGAATAAATTTGTCTACTTATGTCTACGTTAAACGTAGCAAAATTCGTTACAACTATAAGAACCCTAGAAATGTAGAGTTTAAAAGAGTTCCTATGGCTACAGCCTTTAACATGTGCCATAAAAAAGACATAGGTTGGGAGCGTGCAAAAAAAGGTGAATATGAAGCGTGGTTAGAAGCCACGAAAAAGAAACGTTAGCTAAGCCTATTTTTTATGCGTGTTGTGCTCTTTTGTTTCTTTTGAAAGATCTGTTGTTGCTCTTATTGCGCACCACAGTATTCCCACTACTATTATCAAGAGGATTGTTGTTTCTATGATGTATGTCTTTACCATCTCCTTTCTTTACTGCTCCTGTACGTTCAGCTGCTCTGCGAGCTTTATTTCTTCCTGCCCTTCTTTTCTTTTGAGCCGTAGTCCCTTGGTAACGGTCGTACTCTTGTCTATAGTTTCTAGCCATCTTCTAAACTCCTTTGTTTCACAATCCCAGAACCACCCTAAATAGCAGTTATCCACTTAAAGGGTTCTCCCCACTTTTTTCTAATTCTTTTTCTAGCTTCCCTAAATCATTTTGTAAGTACTCAACTTCTTTCTGTAAAGCTGTAATCTTATTTCCTGATTCATTAGCTGCCTCAGCAATAGCTTTTAATGAGGGGTTAATACCACTCTCTATGCTCTTATTTATATACTCTACTGACTTTTCAATAGCCGCAAACCGCTCTTCAATGGCTTGCTGAGCTTGTTTTGTAGCACCAATACCACCTATCTTTGCTTCTAAATTCTCGAGCCTATTTATGTAAGTAGCCCCTGTATATCCAAAACCAGCTAAAGTACCTACTATACTTACTAAAGCTATAAGTTGTGTTGTTTTATTTTTAAACCAATCCATATCTACTCCCAAATAATAAAATTAAATATAACCAACAAATACAATATATTACATAAATAGCTCCATCTATTATACGTTCTCTCATTATAAATCTGGTTGTAAGTTTACCATTTCTCCAAGTCTATTCAAGTTTGTTCCAGCTAATTGATAAAAGGCTTGTGTATTATCTGACATAACAGAGTTAGCATATATAGCTCTAGGCTCATACCAAGTATCTTGTGAAGGGATTTGTACCTCTTTATAAGCATCAAAACCTGGAACATATCCTAGATAAGCTACTAAGGTTGATTGGTCCCCATACTCTCCTGTCTCTTGTTGTTCTGTCTCTGCCTGTTCTTGTTGTGCTTCTATATTTTGAGCTACTATTTGCTCTGCTATTTGGTCTGCCTCACTAGCCGTCATAACTCCTGAGACAGCTGTATCTATCTCGCCTTGCATATCCTGGACCTGAACATCGGCCATGGCTACTTGAGATGTACCATCAACATCTGGCATTACATTTATTGTTACTGTTGTGCCACCAGATGTGCCTGTATCTGAACTCATGGATAATATTTGTTGTGTTTGTGCAGAAGCAGAAGCGAATTGGTCGGATAAACTAGGAGAACTCGTTGTGCTTACTCCACCTGTGGAGGACATAGAAGCCCCAGAAGAACTGCTTGTAACAGTAGAAGTACTAGACCCTCCACTAGATCCCCCAGAGTATACAGAGCTTGTACCACTTGCACTATTTACACTAGAGGAATAACTATTCCTAGCTGTTTGCATTGTGCTAGCAACAACATCTAAAGCAGATATTCTCACTGAGCTTCTTTCCTCACCTACTTCTTCTTCGGCGAAGATTTCTTCGATTTCTTCTTCGGACTCGATTTCTTCTTCGGCTTCGGTTTCTTCGGCTTCGGCGATGCGTTCTTCACGACTTTCTGTAAGCTCAATGATTTCATCAGCTTCTTGAATTTCGTCCATCGTTTCTTCAAACCATTCTTCCAAGTCTTCAATAGACTCAAACTCTTCGATCCTTTCTTCTTCATGTTCTAATTCCTCTCTAATTATTGTTTCAAATTCAAATATATCAATAAGCTCATTAGTGTTAATTATATCTAAAAGTGCTAAGGGCTCATCAATACGTTCAAATACTATATACTCTTCTTCAATTATATTAAAATCGGGAAGGGGATCAATGTCCCCTGTGCTGTACTCTTCAAAATATTCTTCAAAGACTATCTCTTCCTCATCCCAGCCAAAAATATCGTCGCCCCCAAAAATTATTAGTATTTCTTCATACTCTTCTTCATACCCAACGTAGTTAAACTCTTCAAACGGCTCTTCAAACCACTCTTCTTCTATGTAATAGTCATTATAGTTGGGGTCTTCTTCGTAGCCATAGTCTACGTTGTTATCATCAAAGAAAGCTACTGAAGCTTCTTGTGTATAACCTGCACAGAAAGGAGCGTATTGTGGGTCCTCATCACACTGCTGGTCATCATAAGCTTCCCAATATAAAGGGCATGAAGTACTGTGCAATGAATCTAATCCACATTGTTGTGTTAGATAAGCTGCTGCATAACCTGAGCAACTAACGTCGTTCAGGGGGTCACTACAGTCCACTGCATTGCCTGATCCCTCTCCATATAGACTGCCACCCCCCTCTAGAGCGGTGTTACTAGCTGTACTATTCCAGTTGGTGTTTACACATGTACCAGCAACATTGGTTGTACCTGTGTTACATTCATCGTGGAAAAGGTACGTATATGTCTGTGAAGCACTACCTTGCTCACCTATTAATACATCATGGTTAGTTATATTTAAACCTCCATACCTATATTCAAAAGTGTCATTAGTCCAAAGGATAACTTCAAAACTATTATCAGTATTATTACGCCCATACTCTTTCATGTTGTACCAACCAAAAACAGATTTATCAGTAAAATTCTTGGCAAGCATCTTTGATCCACCGTCTCTAATTAGATCAGTGTAAAAGGGGTATAAGGTATATGTTGTGTGTGGTAATGGATCAGGTGTGTAATCACCACAATAGTTATTGTAGTTTACACTTCCTGTTCCTAATCCAAAGTGTAAACAACCATTAGTAGCCATCCTTGCAGATGTAAAGTCTTCCCCATATAAAGTAAATGTAAAATCTAGATTAAAAGCCCCTGCTAATTGGTCATCACCAGTATTAAAGTTAGTAGTGCCTGTTTGATTTGTTAGATTAAAAAGATCTTGGTTTGGTTCATATATGTATTGTGAGTTACCTTTAGATGCAAATACTAAAGCGGCAACAGACAGAACAGTTGCCAATACAATACTAAGCTTGTTCATTAGCTCCTATGAAATTCTTTCTCACAAGTAAGCCTAGACTTCTTTTTACCCTCAGAGTTTCTTGTAGCCTTACACCTCTTTATAAATTTATCTCTATGCTCTTTATAGTCAGGTCTATCTGTTTTGTTTTCTTTCCAATATATACTAGCTTCTTTACCTATCTTTCCATACGCTGGACAAGGTGTGCCGGCCATTTCCATTGCTTGGAAAACCCGCGGGTCCTGGCAAAGTATACCTACGGACGCTACTTTCATACCAGTATCGTACAAATATTTAGAGAGCTTTAACCTTTCACAGTTCTCATCTCTTACTGTTCTACCTGTAGAGATACCAAAGACCTGTCCTTGAAATGCTCCTGATCTACCAACAGTACAAAGGTCTTGTGAATAAGACATGATACTTGGGGCGATTGCAGAAGCAGGAGGAGCTTTACTTGTTATCTCTTGTTTGATTGTCTGAGTAGAGTTACTTTGGTTTATATTTCTATTTGTATTATCAGATTTTGAGTTGTTATTGTTCTGATTAACATTATTTGTTTGCACATTTGACTCAGACTTACTCTCATTTTTATTAATATTAGTATTATTATTTGTATTATTGTTTGTATTCGTATTGTTGGACGTACTTGTGGATGTGTTAGTGTTGTTTGTAGTACTTGTATTAGTAACATTCTGATCCACACTTGAGTTTACTGTACTTGTAGAAGTATTTACGTTTGTGTTTGTGCTGTTATTGGTATTAGTAGCCGTACTAGTATTTACATTAGTGTTCGTATTAGCGTTGGTATTGGTGTTAACGTTAGTATTATTGTTGGTATTAGTATTAACGTTAGTATTATTGTTGGTATTTGTATTGGTATTAGTGTTTGTATTGGTATTTGTATTGGTATTAGTGTTTGTATTGGTATTTGTATTAGTGTTGGTATTAGTATTATTTGTAGTTGTAGTATTAGTTGTTTCTAAACTATTCTGCTCACAATATTGTTCGCCCGCCGTACAGTCGCCTGTTTGATCAGCTAGCACGGTTGTTGATAAAACTCCTATTACCCCTAGTAGAATCCATCTACTTGTGGGGGTAATAACTTTCATTTATTTTTTCTTTTTCCCCTTAGTTTTTTTCTTTTTAACGGGAGGTCTCCCTCTTTTAGACCCATAGGTACCTTTACCATATGGCATATTATTTCCCTTTTTTAATTAGGTTTTTAAGTTTATTAAAATTGTCTGGTGAATACTTCTTAAGTAAGAAACCAGCCGCCACTAATACAACTATTATTATGATTAATGTTTCCATTTATTTACCTTGTCCTCGATAGCGCTTGCGCGTATCTTTTTTATTTTTACCTGCACCAAAGCTAAATCTACTACTTCCTATACTAGTACGTTTGGTACGCCTATTTTGTTTACGTTCATCATTATACAAATTTTTATTAAAAATTGCTTTAGTCTTCTTCATCTAGTGCTTCATAAGCTTGTTCCATAAGCTTTTCATATAAATCTCTAAAGTCTTCCCTATTTACAAAGGCCATATCATTTCTAACTTGAAGCATACAATACTCTCTATAAGCTACGTCAAGTTGTGATTCTAAATACAGTACCATCATTCTTTAGGATATTTATTCTTAATAGCTGTTATAGCATCTTTCCAAGTAGTTGTCCCGTTTACTTGGTCTTTATACATCATGTCTAATTGGTCTCGATAATGAGGATATTCTTTCAATCTTTTTTTCTCATAGTTTAATGTTACTTCAACCCCTTTTCTATATAAAACCCCATCTTCTTCTACTATAGTTATAGTTTGAGGCACAGTAGGGTCTATATCTTTGTCATATACCTGTCTCCAATTATCCCCAGACCCTTTAGCCTCATACACTGCATTTCCTACTACTTTATTATCTACCCACTGTACCCATTTAGCCATTACCTTATCCCCATTAAAAAACCTGTCGCACTATAGATAGTTCGGTTTTCATTAGCCTGTTCACTACTACCGTGTTGTTGATGACCTCTTATTATTATCTTTGCTTTAACTCCATGAGAAACAGTAGAAGACCCAGAAGTATCTGACCAAACACCCGCTACAGCAAAGTCATTATGAGCAGTATCAACTGCTATCCAGTCTGTTCTTGCTTTTGTAACGTAGTGTCCTGTACCTCCAGAGGAAATAGCCTCTCTAAATTGAACATTAGCTAAAGATAAACCTGATTCATATCCACTATAACCAATTATTACAGTGTCAGTACCACCTCCTTCTTCCCCTCTTAAGTCAAGCCTTACTACACTTGTTATTTGTTTAGTTATACTTCCATCAGTAATAAAATCATTAGTAGTTGGTAATAAACCAAGATTTATTTCGCCTGCACTTTCCCCAATTAGAGCAGTAGTAGTCCAAGTTAAAGACCCATCACCACTAACATTCGCATGAGAAGGAGTAGGGGTATCCATATAATTAACATATATAGTACTACCCGCAAAACCAGTTCCATAAGCAGAAGGAGTAGTAGAATTAGTAGCAGTTTCACTTGCAGTAGTACCTACAGAATTAACATTCCAAGCAGCCATTTCTACTTTAATATGAGTCCAAGAGTTTTTATCTGTATTCATGTTTCCTATATGGAAATTACCATAAGGTGCCCATCCCGAACTGTGCGTGGGTTTAGGTAAAGAAACTTCTAACACATTAGTATAATTATAATTTTCTGAGCTGCTTTCTAAATTAGCAAAAGTAACTGTACTTCCTAATGTACCAGAGACTGCTTTAGATACATCTCCACTTAAACTTTGTGCATATAAACTGGCTACTTTAGCAGTATCTATAGCAGCGTTAGCAATTTTTGCATTGGTTATAGCTGCACTACCTATCTTAGCTGTAGTAATAGCAGCATCATTTATTAAAGCTGTAGTTATAGCAGCGTCAGCAATCTTAGCTGTAACAACAGCAGCGTCTGCAAGAATAGCTGATTGAGCTGTAATAGCTCCTACAGCCATATCTCCAGCAACAATAGTACCAGAAGCAATTTTACCAGCAGTTACAGCGTCTGCTGCTAGCTCACTAGCATTAATTGCTCCTGCAGCTATCTGCCCTGCTGTAATTGTATTACTAGCTATTTGACTAGCCGTGATGGTACTACCAGCTATTTGAGTAGCAGTTATAGTTCCAGAAGCTATATCGCCCGCAACAATAGTGCCTGAAGCAATTTGTGTAGTTGTAATAGTGCCTGCGGCAATCTCTGAAGCTGTTACAGCATTAGCAACAATACTATCTTGGTTAACAGCATCTGTAGCTATTAAAGCATTTGTAACTGCATCATTAGCTATTTTAGCTGTAGTAACCGCATCATCTCCTATTTTGGCTGCTGTAATAGCAGAATCAGCTATTTGTCCGCTAGCTACGGTGCCAGTTAAATCTGTTGTTGGTACAACCGCTGTCCATGCACTGCCTGTATCTCTATATAATTTATTATCGCTTGTTAAAAATACTGTACGCCCTTGTGTACCAGCAGAAGGTAATGACCCTAATACTTCTACGGGTTTTATACCACTAGCAAACTTAGTTCCTGCTATTGTGCCGTCTGCAATCTTTGCTGCTATAACTGCGTTATCAGCTAAAAAAGTAGTACTTACTTGACCTGCTGTAGCATTAGCACTATTAGAATAAGGCCCTTTAACATCGGTTGTAGATACGTGTCTTACCCAATAATAATAAGTGGTTAATGGGTCTACATTATCTGTAAACATACCAGCGGGTGTTGTACCAATAATAATTGCATCCCCTAAAGAATTACTACTATGTCTATAAACTTCTGTATATGAGTGATTACCAAATTGTGTCCAACCATCCGTCCAAGATAAAATTATTTTAGTTAGCCCTGCATTAGCTGTAAGGCTTGTAGGTTTTGGTGGTACTGCTAAATCTTCTGGGCCTTCAAAAAAGGGTACAAAATCTACAGACAAATCAGCATTAGGATCATAAGGTCTAGTAGTTAAATCTTTTGCTAACCCTGATTCAATTAATTCTCTTAGAGTAACTGCTCTGTCTCTTTGATCTCCCCTTCTACCAAGTCTAACTTCAAGAGCTTCTTTTGTAGCTTGTAACCAAGCTTTTAAAGCTGGTTCTACATTTACAGGTACGGAGGGTACAGCTGGTACTTGGGTAGGAGTATTTTTAAATTTTTTTGCCATTACACGCTACGAATTTCATCAATTGACTCCGCAAGACATAGCTCATTAATATTCTTAGTGCTTTCAACTTGTACTTCCCATTCTTTGGCTACGTTACTAGGCAGTCTCATAACTGTTTCATATATAGTTGAATTACTTATACTACCTGGTGTAGATACTGCTAAAGTTTTTGTACCTGAACTTTCTGTAACTGTTCCTACATATATAAGAGTCCCATCCGCCCATACACTTACAGTAAAAGGATATGCCTCTGCTGTTACAGATACCCATGCCATGCTTGTTGGATTAGGGGTTACAAACTTTTTACTTTTCCACTTCATAGTAGCTAAAGTATTACTCCCCTGAAATTTTTGTATTTTTCTATTTGTAGCAGTAGTATCTATCAAGTATAGCTGGCCGTCTTGTGGGTCATAGTACCCCCCTCTAGGGTCTTCGGTAGAAGATGCTGTAAGTGTTGTAAAGGCATTTTTACCTCTACGGGGGTCAAACATAAACCCAGCTCTATCGCTTGTGCCTGTGCTATAAAACCCAACGTACGTACCTTCGTGCAAAAAGCCTTGAATGGTTGTAGGAGCGTAGTTATTTACCCAATCGTAAGGATCTATAAGTGACTCTGTAACTAGCTCTACTTCATTAGCTGCAACAGCCACTAATCCGTCAGGGCTTGCATACATAGCATAGTCACCCATATCAACAATGCTTCGTTTATTAGTACAAGCATACGCAGCCTCTAATCTTACAGCTTGCATAGAGCTTGGGTCAGCCCCAAATACTACATACGGATTCCCTTCTGTAGTAACTAGTAAAGCATTACCTGCCATTGCTATTCCAACAATTCTATCTTCCGTTGTTATTCTGTATGAAACAGGCCAAGCGTGCGGTAAATATGGCTCAGAGAAACATAGTCTTCTACCCGCAAACCCAGCAAACATACCATTAGGCATTGCTGTTAAACCTTTCATTGGACCTTCAGGATATGTACTACTATCATCATCTGGCGGCCCAATCCA